CGGATCTACAGCTATTAGATAATCAGGCGTGTATTCCCTGTAAACGGCATTACAGGCATATGTTTTTCCGTAGGATTTTACTTCTTCAAATTTAATATTTAGGCGGCTGCGGCCATTACCAAAGACAAAACTTCGCATAACTGCATTTATCTTTTAGTTTTTTATTAAGCAGCTGGTGCTGGTGCAACACCGTACATGTCATGGATAAATTGTAATTCGTCTTCCATTTCAAGTATATGTGCTTCACTAGATTTGCGTAATTCGTTGATTTGTTTTAGTGTTAGACGTGTTTTGCGTGTATCACTACGCTGTAATTCTTCAATATCTCGTGCAGCATCAAAGCGAAAGTCATTGCTTACGCTTTGTGTTTCTGGATTCAAATAAAATAATTCACGTAAAATCATATTGATATTTATCAAGCCGGGGCGGCTGGCGGTGGTGCTACGGCTGCTGTTGCACCGGCACCTGTGTCAGCCCCTGGCGGTGGTGCACCTTCAGGTTGTGCTAAATCATCTGGAGCACTGGTGTCTCCAGCTAGTTCAAGATCGCTGTCGATACCTGCTGCACTAAGACCAACACTACGCAATTCGCCACTAGCATCAGTACCTGTAATGTTTGCTTGGCCCTTTTCCTCTCTCCATAAACGCTCATTTTCTGCGATTTCCTCTTCGGTCATACCTAAGAAACGTTTAAGAGCAAATCTTTTACTTATGAATGGAATCGCTTGAATAGTATTAAACGTATTGATTCGTTGTCCATCAACTTCTGCTTGACGATAGCTGGCAAAGTTTTGTGGGGGTTGAAAACGTAACTCAAACAAACTACTATCAATGTTGACCCCACGATTATGTAAGTATCTTTTGAATTCTTGATCAAACACCGAAGTCAACAGTGTTTGTAAACGCATACAATAGTTGTTAAAACGTAATTCTTGAATATAAGCAGTACCTACACGACCATCATTGTATTGTGCTTGGCTGTCATCTGCACCTGTAGGCAAATAGCTACTAGGTATACGCAACGCACGAAACAGTTTATTAGTAAAATATTTTAAATCGTCAATTTCACCTAAGTTAGTGCCACCAGGTAGTGTATCAACTTTACTGCCTCTACCGTTTTCTGTCTGTGGGAAGAAATAGTCCTCGTTAATACTTAATGGATTGTATGCACTGTCAATAACATTAACACCACCGCCTGATTGACTAGGAATTCTACGTTGATGAATTTCATTTTTTACACGTTCCACAAAAGCCATAGCCATGTGTGTAGGCATATTGCCCACATCAATATAAAAAATCCTACGTTCTGGGGCACGTTGTATACGATATATTAAAATAGCATCTTCAAGCAGTTCTTTCTGCTTGTAGACTTTAAACACTTGTTCAAGCAAACTGTTACCAAAAGGGTAGTTGTTATCTAAACCTTCGCTTAAACTTAGATGGATTACATGAGCAGCATCTACAGCCATCTCGTTTTCACCTAAATTGAATCTATCACCAGTCTGTTGAGGATATGCGCCAGTAGCGCCACGTGTTAATCCGCCGCCAGCAACATAACTGCTGCCACGATTGTTAGTCTGCATACTGTTAGGTTGTATCTGTGTAGCTACTAGATGTTTAAAGTTAGGTGCTAGATCACGGATCACATACTGTTCTGGTTTCTTTCCTTCGCTTTCATTAACAATGACTTTGACTAGTTTACCCGGATCAACATAAAACCATTTAGATGTTTCAGGATCTCGGATAAAAAATGCATCACCGTACTTGAACGTATTACGCACTACACGAAAAAATCTCGTGTCAAACTGTTGTAGTTTAAACCATTGTTGTAAGTATTCTCTTAATACTCTGATTTCAGTATTCGTAGCTTTGCTCTTAAATGTGAGACTGAAACCTGTGTTATTTTCTTTGTTCTTTTGTGTGCAAAATTCGGCTAAAATGTCTAAGGCAGCATTGATTTCTGGATCCATATCCATTGTGTCATACTGCATATAACGTTCGATACGGTTTGGTGAACCTGTATATACATCTGGCAGATATGAACTGTAATTTGTTCTTGCAGGACCTGCACGATTGGCACTGGTAAATGGACTTACATTTCCAGGATTAGATACAGCTACAGGTGTAAAATATTTTTTCCAACTCATTATTATAATCTATCGTAAACGTTACCGCCGATAGCCTTCGTTGCCTTAACTTGACGTTCAACCAAACTGTTGGTATCACCAGTCATCTTCGCTACTTGCGCCATAATACTATTTAAGTTAGTTAACTCTTTGACCACGTCGTTTAGAGTTGCAGATTTACCAGCAGGATCAGGCTGATCTGCTGGAGTAGATTGATTGGCTGCGGCCTGATTAGTTGTTTCGGCTTCTGCGGTAGGGGCCGGTGCAGCTGGCTCTTTTCGTTCTGCGGCCACTTGTTGTGCCATGGCTTGTGCTTGTGGTTTGGCACTGATTCTTGGCATGCCGTCTGGACCAAAACTAATCTGATCCATCGATGGCATTTTAAATTCGGTTGGTTTAGAAGGCTTTCCTCCTGCTGTGTTTAGTAAAGAAGGAGTAGCTACAGATTTTTTCATTTCTGACATGGATTTACCTATGTCAAAAATTGATTGATTTTTTCCTTCTACAGATTTTTTAAGTTCACTGATACTAGTGGTAACATCAACGTTACCTGGCATTTTACTAACATCGATTTTGGGCATTGATTTAGCCATTTCATTCATCGCCGAAGTTAATCCTTCTGTTCTAGCGCCAGTCATAAAACTTCTAGCCTGTTCTGGTGTTAATACCATTTCGCCTTTGTGTATCTTTGCTAGTATATCATTAGGTTCAAATGGTTGACCAGTTTTACCCATAGTGCCCGCGTCTCTACTAGGAATTTTGGCATTGAAGTTTTTTACCTCCATAACATCGGTTATGAAATTCTTAGCGGCCATTGCTCCTTTACCAAGTGCTTCGAATCCGCCGCCAACTATCTTATCAGCACCTTCAACTATAGGTTTAGTAACTGGTCTAATTGTGCCTTCTATAGTTTCTCTAGAGCTTGCAGGTGCTTTTTCTGGACCTCCTAATCTAGCTTGATTTCTAAGACTTTGCATGTATTGTTTAGCAGTATCTGATGTAGTATCACCGGCTCTAACACCTTGACTCATTAGATCACTTTCTGCGAATTTTTTAGCAGATTTAGCGATACTGCCCTCATTTAATGGTTTAACCACTTGATTTGCTATAGCTGCCACAGCATCCTCGGATCTAGCCGTCACTGCTATCATTGCCTGTGTGATTCCATGCCGTGCCTTTTGTTCTTCTTTGATAGCCTCACGCTGTAATTTAAGTGCATCAGCAGTGCCTTTTAATTCTACACCCATAGCCTCAGCAGCCTTTTGGGTTTTTACCATTCCATGATATGCAGCATCGTTAGTTTCGATGTTTTTCTTCATAACGCCAGCAGCATCGCCTACACCAGAGGCAGTAAGTGACAATAATGCTCTATTGTTCTGATTGTTCATATTGCCGACTTTGGCTGCTTCCATAGCTTGCTCGCTGGCTGCAACATTGCCTTTGCTTAGAGCTGTAGCACTGTTAGCAGTTTCTCTAGCTGCATCGCCTAATAAAGCCACTTGTAAAGCAGCTTCTTTACTTCTAACAGTGTTAGTGGCAAACATTTCTTTGAATACTGCTTCAGTACCCATGGCTTGAGCTGCGGCAAGCTGTTTGTCAAAATTTAAACGTGCTGCTTTTTCCGCATCAGCACCTTCGGTAAGTCCAATCAGTCTAAATTTGGCTTCAATTTGGCCATTACGTCTTGTTGCTTCTAATTGTTCCTCTTGTTCTTTGCGTGATTTTCCCGTTAGTTTGGAAATAAGATCCATTTCTTCAGCTAATGACGCTGCTGCTTGTGCTGTTCGAATTTGACCAGCAACGCTGGTATCTGTGGTAGATTTTTGTGCGCCTATCTGTAGTGCAAGAACTTCATTTAAGTCCTTGCTACTGTAGCCCATTTGACGTAGATTTTCAGTTAACCCACTGTCAAAGAATGTTTTGCTGAAATCTGTGAATACTTGACTGCCTTTGGTCACGCTACCACCAAGACCTGCAAAATCTTTACCACTCTTTGTTACTACAGCGCCTAACTCATCTAATGTCATTCTCGAGTTCGCTGCCGCAACTTTCATACCTATAATATCGTTATTAAAAGAATTGCCAGTGGCGCTTAACTTATTAAAGGTACCGATGCTCTCAGTGACTTCTTTTTTAACTGCCTCTACTGGATTTCTAAATTTCTCCAAGGCTTCACCGAGAGATTTAAAACTTAGTCCTAGGTCTTTTGCTTCTTTTTCAGCCATATTTTTCCACCAGAAAAATGCGCATATAAATACGCTACATTATATTTATCGGAGTAATTATGACGCCAAATAACCCTTTACAAAAGTATTTTAGGCAACCAAAAATATTCATGAGCTTGCCTAGCAAAGGTGTCTACTACCCTGAAGGTGCGTTGCAGGGAGATCATACCAATATTCCAGTTTTTGGTATGACCGGCATGGATGAGATCATTATGAAGACCCCAGATGCATTGTTTAACGGGGAAAGCACAGTCAAAGTGATAGAAAGTTGTTGTCCTTATATCAAAAATGCTTGGAAAATGCCTAGCATAGATGTTGACGCATTGTTAGTAGGTATAAGAATTGCCACATATGGCACTGAGATGGACGTGATGCATACATGCCCAGCCTGTAAATCACAAAATGACTTTACTATTGATCTCAGTAAAATACTAGATCATTTTAGTTCTTTGTCGTTTGATGGTAAAATTCAAATTGAAGATTTAACCATTGTTATTAGACCTTTGATGTATGATGAAATAACCAAATTCAACATGGAAAATTATAAATTGCAAAAAATGTTGATGCAATTGAGTCGTGCTGAAACATCTGGTGACGATGAGGAAACTAAAAAAGTTGAAGATGATATTTACAAACGTATTAGCGAAATGCAAATTGATTTATTTTTAACTAGCATCGACAACGTACAGCTACCTGATGGCATGGTTGATAACACACAAATGATCGAAGAGTGGTTAAAAAATAGTGACCGAGAATTTTTTAGTAAAATAAAACAAAAATTAGAAGCTAACAAATCACAATGGGATATTCCCACGCAGCCAATCAAATGCGAAAATTGCGGACACGAAAGTCAAGCTGAGATCACACTGGATCAAGCAAATTTTTTCGACAGAAGCTGATACTAACCCCGGATTCTGAACTCGAAGAATTCTTAAAAAATCACGACAATATAGCTCGTGGAATAAAAGATGAGATATTCCGTATCAGCTGGTATATGAGGGGTGGAGTTACTAGTAGTGAACTATTCCATATCTATAGTAGAGAAGATAGAATAGTTATGAATGATATCATTAAAGAAAATATTGAATTAACTAAGAATAGCGGGTTACCGCTGTTGTAAAAAATTTATCTAC